GTCATTTGGTACACGCCACGGCTCAAGAATGGGCAGTTTCTATGTGTGCCCCTTGAAGATGGTCCTAAGCCACGATGTATTTACCTGGTCAAAGACATTAGTCGTAACTGTGAGATTGTTGATTTTAGTCAATGCTTCTAAATCATGGCAACACCAAAGAAACCGTCAGATGAAAAGTTAGATGGCACAGACTTCAATCTGTTTGAGGCCATCACTGCTATTGATCGTAAAGATTACGGATACTGGGACCGACTGACTTCAGAACAACAGCGCAAGTTTGTTCCATATATGATGATCTACTGGATCTCAACTGTCAAGAACAGTGGTGCAGTAGCATCATACTATCTGCGCAGCACTGAGTATCATGCTAACAAACACCTGTTCAATGAGGCAGTGCAGCAGCATCCAAAACTTCAGTGGCTGATGTTATGTGCTGCTAGTCCGGGTCTAGGTAAACAACAACATCAGTGGATCAGTCATCTTAGCGCAAAAGTCACTGCTCTCAAAGAAGCAGCAAAACTCAAGGATGTCAAAGAGTATCTAGCAAAGATGTACACAAAGGCAGATGATGCTACAATAACAGAAGCAGCAACCTCATATGTCAGTGGACAGCGCAAGAGTGTGTATCTAGCGCAGCACTATCCCCATCTGAAACTAGACGATATCGCAACACTCAATGCTATTACAAGTGACCAAGAAATCCAAGAACACAAGTCCGCCAACGAGTACTGAATCTCAGTACAGTTGTGCGTACTGTGGTCGTACATTTCAACGAGAGAGTACTGTACAATCACATGTATGTGAGAGTAAGAGGCGCACTCTTGACAAAGATCGTCCGGGAAATAGAATCGCCTTCGCAGCATTCACCAGATTCTACAAGTTCAACACTAACAGCAAGCCTAAGACCCATGCTGACTTTATCAAAAGTGCTTACTACATTGCGTTTGTAAAGTTCGGCAACTATTGCGCTGATGTTGGGGTGATCGCAGTTGAACGATATGTTGATTGGCTACTACGACAACAAGTCAAAATCAATGACTGGGTTAGTGATACCGTGTATCAGCGATATCTAGTAGAACATCTACGCAACGAGGATGCACTTGATGCGGTAGCGCGTAGCATTCAAACACTAGTTCGGCTTTGTGAGGGAACTTCAATGCAAGCATGTGACTATCTACGCTGGGGTAACGCTAATGTAGTGTGTCATAACATTACATCGGGCAAGATTAGCCCATGGATGCTGTATCAAAGCTCTGGCGGTCGTGAGTTTCTAGACAAACTCAACGGCGATCAAGTAAAGGTAGTTTTTGACTATATCAATCCTGAACTATGGGCGCTACAATTCAAGCGTAAGCCTGATGTTGTCACCGAAGTCAAAACTCTACTGAGCATGGGTGGATTCTAATGGAAGATAACGAGGTAGCACTGTATCAATACTCACTTGATGAACTACTGAGAATAGTGCGCGAACTAAAGTCAACGGAAATCAAGTTTGACTGGCACTATCATCCTCCTAAATGGGAAATCGATGTGGGTGGTACTCCGAGACATGCCGTATTCAAATTTGCCGATCCAAAATACACAACCTGGTTTGAACTCAAATACAAATAGGAAAGAATTATGCAGACTGCAACTCTTAAAGATACCCTGACTGCTTGGCTGGATCTGGAACCACTCTTTATGGCAAAGAAAAAAGATAGTGTTTCAGACCTGATAACAGTTCCACCTGCTGATCGCAAAATTGTTGACACATTGAGGCTACATAAGTACAATGCTGTAGTAGCAGGTGGAGCAGCACTGCTATGGTATCAGAATCATTCTGTTCAGAATCACGATATTGATTTATGGCTCAAGAATGACGTGGACATGCTTGTTGCTGTATCACATTTAGAAAAGATTGGTCATCTGAAGATCAGCACCAAGAATGCAAAAACCTATATTGTTACTGTCGATGACAAAGAGTATACAGTGCAGTTGATCAACAAGACACGCGCCACCGTTGAAGAAACACTCAATGATTTTGACATCACTGTATGCAAGATTGCTACTGATGGCTATCGTTGGTGGATTGGTCCTGATTTTGCTCAGGATCTCAAGACTCGCACACTGCGCATGATGCACTTCAAGTCAAACAGCATGCGTAGATTTGTCAAGTATGTAACATACGGCTATGAACCAGAGCCCACCCTACTAGAGCGTCTGATGAACGATCCAGTAGTGTCGTGGGATTTTTCAGATCAATCACATGAGGATTACGCAGATGGACTCTAAAACTGACAGCATTGAAGTATGGAGCACTATGGTCAATCACCCACTGTGCTACTATGATCCACACTACGACGCGCACATGTGTGCTTGGGCTGGCATCATCATACCCCGAACTGTTGCTATGCTGCTGGTATCTACAAAATGGCTAAGTCTGTATCCAAACGACAGTCAGAAGTCTGCTGTTGAACGAGAATTTCAACGACTTCTAGCTGCTGGTGCTCTCAAATGGTCAGAAGGTACACCAACATATCATAATATCATGAGCATACTGAATTACAAATTGTACACCAATGAAGAAACAGGATTCAAACATGCTAAGGAACGAGTGTCTGCTAAACAAGCAATGGCTTGGTTCTTGCCAGGATGTGAGAAGACACTTGAACGGACAGCATTCTGATGAAGTTCAGTTCCGACATTGACATTGACTTGGCAGATCGTGATAGTCTGCTAAAGCACATTGTGCACACGCCGGCTGCCATGTTGAATGTCAATCCTCAGCGCAAGCACAATACCGGTATATACATTACTGATGTGCCTCGCGATGATCTGCGTGGCATGGCTGGCATCGACTACACTGAGGCAGAACAGCGGGGTTACTTCAAGATTGACTTGCTGAACATCCATGTATACAGCATGATCAAGAACGAAGCACACCTACTAGAGATGATGCGTGAGCCTAACTGGGATCTACTCAAGAACAAGACATTCTTCAAGCGTGTGATTCACATTGGCAATCACTATAACAGTGCTCGTGCTATGCCTGAGCCCATCGACAGTATCCCACGCATGGCTATGTTCATGGCAATCATTCGCCCTGCAAAGCGGCATCTGATCGGTAAATCATGGAGTGAAGTTGCTAAGACTATTTGGGAGAAGGATCCGGATGGATATCAGTTCAAGAAAAGTCACAGTGTTGCTTATTCAATGTTAGCCGTAGTGCACATGAATCTGCTAGAAGAATCACGGCATTCTGCGAACAAGGGTGATGCTACGCTTCTTGGGTCTCTTGCGGTAGAGGTCAATGATGCTGACGGTGGGCCCGTGGACAATGATTAGATTCTTGTTGTTGAAGGTGCGAATGTAGGGTTTGAACTCTATCCAGTCTTCTTTGAGAAACAGATTGATGGGTATTAGTCTATTGCTTTCCCACCACCATTGATCGCCAAGTTCAAGAAATCGCTCCTTTAGTCGGGTGTCTGTTATACTGCCGTAGTCGTATATTGTGGTAACTATATCATCACGATTTTGAACGATACCAACATAATCTTGCTCAGCATAATTACAAATAGTTATGAATGGGTGTTGCTCCGCTAATCGTTTGAGGAATTCTTGATTTATCATCTTATATTGTTTATTAGCAATATTTATGACTGTCAATTATATTCGGCGAATAAATACTCTGTTAGGAGCAAAGATTTGTGTATTCAACCGACGTTTTCATTTTCACTCAGCGACAAATCGTTGTACTCTATAGCGGAACATCAGCGAGGAGATACATGCCTGTATATAGCAAAGTACTAACACTGAACAAGGGCGTAGACAACGCTATCCAGTTTCAGTTTCTAAATCAACAGCAGAAGAGCGTTGATATCACCGGCATGGAGTTGACATTTCGCATTCTCAACCAGAATGCTAACGAAGTGATCTTCACAAAGGCCTTGACTCTTACACTGCCCCTGACAGGTATCGCCACACTCGAGGTAGGTGAAGCAGAGTTGGAAGAACTTACCAGTCAGCGTTGCTACTACACTATTGAGTACACAAAAACAGCGGGTGTTACTAACTATCCAGCGTATATGGACCAACTTGCTGGCGCCCGTGGTGATATCGTTA